GTTCGCTACCATGTAACATATTGTTACTAGCATCTTTATAAAATAAAGGGTCGCCAAATGTTTCAGACAGCTCTCTTTGTGAGCTGATTAAATAAGGCTTTCCTGCATTGGAAGCTAATGTTCCTAAAGCTGTACCTGTTGCTCCAGGATTTTGTTTATTTTCTTTTGTAGCTACAAATATAAGTGGTGTAGTACCAGGTTCAGCTGGAGTATAAAAACTCTCGTCGCTTACTGATACTGATACACCTGGTGATGTTAATGCCATTTTTAGTTCCCCTTGTCTGATGGTAATATTTTGTTAATAGTATTTAGCATACATGCTAAAAACTACCGGATTTTACCGTTAACTACATAGTTAATTCAGCCAATTAGGAAGGAATATCCAGTTCCGCCTGCTACAGCAGTTGAAACTTCAATTTCAAGTTTTTCCATTTCTTGCTGGGCTTCTGCCTTTAAACTAGCACCATTAAGTGCAGTTCCGCCTTGTGGACCTGCAATGGTGGAAAATTTTTCTCGTGCTTCGCCTAGCATATATTTACAAGCTGCGAGTGTATAATCTTTAATCCATTGCTTTGCTAGATAATCAGCTAGTATTTGCGTATCAGGTCTATAATTATAACAAAATAACAATACCGATTCTTCTGATCCTGGACGTTGCAAAACTGTTAATTTTTTTGTTGCACTATTCCAAGTAAACTCAATAAATGCACCAAACATTCTAGCTACAAGTTCTTGGTGCTGAGAATACAATTCGTAAGTTGCTAATCCTCCCATACCAGATCCTGATAGTAAATATGTATTAGTATATGCTAAATTAAATGGATCATATAATGTTCCGCCATCGCCGCCACCGCTTCGACTACCAACACTGCGTCTGTAAATTTGTCTAACTTCAATTACTTCAGTGGGCAAAGTATAATGATTTTGATCTTTAACTAAATCAAGAGTAATATAACTCTCTTCAACTGAATTTTCAGATTTTTGTCTAAATTTTGATAAAGCTTTTGATAATGCAGTTTCATAATGTATAGGATCAAGTTCTACATCGATCATACCTCCGCCAAGGAATGCATGAATATAATCAAAAACTTCTTGTTTTTCAGTTTGTAAGTCTGCCATGTTTAAGTCTCCGCTAGTATTTAGCGTAACGATAAATATAAGTATGCCAAGATTAAGTTTATACCGACCAAATAAAACTGCCGATTATGAATTCTTAGATAAAGTTATCTATGAACAATTTTCAATTGGTGGCACTGATGTATTTGTCCATAAGTTTTTAGGTCCTGACAATCCATCAGTTGTCGAGTCAACAGCAGATAAGCCAAGATATAATGAAGTTGCTGAAACAAATATTCAAGATATGTTGTTTCTTGAAAACAGAGATCGAAAATACGATCCTGATATATATGAAATCCGTGGAATATATAATATTCAAGATAATGACTTTAATTTAAGTCAGTTTGGATTGTTTTTAAGTAGTGATACTTTATATCTAACTGTACACATTAATAGTAGTGTAAAAACAATTGGGCGTAAATTGATCAGTGGCGATGTAATTGAACTGCCGCATCTTGTTGATGAACATGCACTAAATGATTTTAGTGTTTCACTGAAAAGATTTTATGTAATTGAAGAAGTATCAAGGTCGTCAGAAGGATTTTCACAAACATGGTTCCCTCATTTATATAGATTAAAATTAACACAGATTATTGATAGTCAACAGTATAAAGATATACTTGACAAATCTGCAGAAGATGATGAAGGAAATACCCTAAGAGATGTTCTAAGTACTTATAATCAAGAAAAAGCAATCAATGATGCTGTTGTTGCTCAAGCCGAAGTTGATGCTCCAAAAAGCGGATATGATACTAGTTATTTTTATACACTCCAAGTAGATAATGATGGTAAACCCGAATTAGTTTCAACTGGTGCCGATTCAGCAATTGATAGAGCAAATGCACCTCCTGAAAGATCAGGGTATTCGGGCTATCTAGTTGGAGACGGATTGCCACCAAATGGAGAAGTATTTGGTAGCGGAATAGGATTTCCTGTAAGCAGTCAGAATGGAGACTATTTTTTAAGAACTGATTTCTTTCCTAATAGACTATTTAGATTTAACGGAACAAGATGGATTAAAATGGAAGACAACGTAAGACAAACTCTAACTAATACTAATTCTAGAGATACACAACGTACATCGTTTATTAATAATACTAAAACTTCAACAATAGGCGGTACTACTGTAACAGAACGTCAGAGCTTGTCGAAAGCACTATCACCAAGGGCAGATAACTAATGTTACATTTTTATGATGGTCAAATAAGAAGATATTTAACACAGTCTATTCGGTTAATGAGTAATTTTAGCTATCAAGATGGCGACGGAGATTTACGTGAAGTACCAGTTACTTATGGTGATTTATCACGCCAAGTAGCAAATATTATAAAAGATAATTCAGAAAACAAAATTCCAAGTGCTCCAAGAATTGCTATACATATTACTAATTTACAACAAGATAGATCTAAAACATCTGATTCAACATATGTAAGTAAAGTTCATGTACGAGAAAGAGCATTAAATGCTGATGGTACTGAATATCTAAATGAACAAGGTAAAAATTATACAGTTGAAAGATTAATGCCAACTCCGTATATACTTGGGTTAAATGTTGATATATGGTCAACAAGTACTGATCAAAAATTACAAATTTTAGAACAAATTTTAACTTTGTTTAATCCTTCTTTAGAAATACAATCAACTGATAATTATATTGATTGGACTAGTTTAACTAGTGTAAATCTAGAAACAATTGTTTTCAGCAGCAGAAATGTTCCTGTTGGTATTGATACCGAAATTGATATAGCTACACTAACATTAACAACTCCTATCTATTTGTCTCCTCCTGCAAAAGTAAAACGTCTTGGAGTAATTACAAAAGTTATTGCTAGTATATACAACGAAGATTCAGGAGAGATTGAACTTGGAATTAGTACTCCAATATTACAATCTTATCAAGACGTTAAACATCCAGTAGAGCAAGTTACAACTAAGATTGAATCATCAACTGGCGAAGTTAATATTGAATCTGAACTTAATATTGATTTGTCAGATGTTGATCGTTCAACAATATCAACTACATATCAAAATTATGGATTGTATGTAACTGGTACTAAAGGTGAATTAGTTGTTAACGATATAGTTGGTAACGAAAGTTGGGAAATGATACTTCAAAGTTATCCAGGTCAATACAAAGCCGGAGTTAGTCAAATTCGTGTAAGACAACTAGATACTACTAACTATCTTATTGGAACATTTACTTTAAATCCATTAAATGATAGAGAAGTTTCAATAGTATGGGATAGCGATACACTGCCAGCAAATACTATTATTAATAGTTCATATCGTGATTCAAATAGTTTAACCAGTATTGATTATATTATTGAACCCGAAAGATGGAATCCCTCAACATATAAAGTATCAGGATTACGTGTGCTTATATTATCTGCTATTAATAATAGTACAAATGCTAATGATGCAGCATATGACGGCCCTGATGCATGGAAAAATAATAACGGTACTGATGTAATTGCCGGCGAGAATGATATTATTGAATGGAATGGAACCAGTTGGGATATTATATTTAATGCATCGAGTACTTCAAATATAACTTATATAAAGAATTTAAATACTAATATTCAATATAAATGGAATGGAAAAATTTGGACTAAAAGTTGGGAAGGATTCTATTCAGGAGGAAACTGGATGGCATACTTGGATGGCTAAATTAATGTATGTCTAGTATAATTTGTTCCGGGTCATTAATTTACACACTATCAACTAATAGATTTTTATTTTTACATCGAGCGCAATCACGACAAAAAAATGTGTGGGGATTACCTGGCGGAAGAAACGAAGATAACGAAACAGCATGGGAAGGTTTACAACGAGAAATTCAGGAAGAATTAGGTAATCTTCCAGATATTAAAAAAACTATTCCACTAGAAACTTTTATCAGCAATGATGAAAATTTTAAATTTCATACTTATTTGTGTGTAATAGACAAAGAATTTATTCCATATTTAAATAAAGAACACAACGGATATGCATGGGTAAGTTTTGGAAATTGGCCAAAGCCGTTGCATCAAGGATTATCAAATACATTAAGATCTAAAATAAATCAAAAAAAATTAGAAACTGTGTTTAAACTAATTGAGTTAGTTGTTTAATGCAAATCTACCCATGCGCCGTTTGCATAGCCCTGGAATTTATTTGTAGTGGTATTGTATATAGTACTACCATTTGCCG